ATGATCGTAATGTTTACAGTGTGAAAGAGTTAAGATATATAGCTAAAGAAATAGGTGTTAAACCAATACCTAGAACTAAGACAGCTCTAGTGACTAGTATTTTAAATACTAAGGAACAAGCTGTGAATGCTGTTCAAAGAGGTGTTATTGATTATAATAGAATTTCCGAAGAATCTAAAAGAGTAAACCGTGAGGTATATACTAAATCAGAGTTGATAGATATTGCTAAGAGATTAGGTGTATATGAATCAAGATTATTAAGAAGGAAAGGTCTTTTGGTGGATGCTATTAGAAACTCAGAATTCTTTAGAGAGGAAGAAGAGGAGGAAGAAGATGGTGATGAAGAGGCTAGAGTATTAGAAGTGAAAGAATTTAAAGAATATTTGAATGAGATGATTAATGAGCCTAACTTTATGTCTGTACCTCTCGAACATAGAACCTTTGTATTAGAACTTAATGTGAATGCTGATACTATGAATGATATATTAGGAGCATTTTTAGTTAGATTTCAGATTAGTGCTGATAGATATCTTATAGTAGAGTATGGTGATCGTATTTATAATCTAAATGGAATGGGTCCTAAAGAGTTGAAAAGAATATTATCTCCTAATTTTCTAGAGAATCAAGTTAATTATAATGCTAATATAGAACTAAATCAAGCTGTAAAGGATGGTACACGTCTGATATTTACCGTAAAGCCTATAATATCATCAAGAAAAGCTGGAGGTAAATTTATGAATAGAATGAATAGAACCGAATTAAATTTATCTAAGTTTGGTATTTATACTGAGAAAGAGTTAACTCATAAAGGATATAGACCTTTTCATAGAAGACCAGAAGTATGTTATATAAAGGAAGAATTAGATAAATTTTATAAAAGTGAAGATGGTGTATCATATAAAGACGGTGTCGTTGAAAAGAAAATTTTAAAGGAAAATTGTTTGTTGGATAGTTTATCGTTTTTTGGTTATGATATTAGTATTCCTGAATTAAATGAATATAGGAAGAGAACTATAACATATGTTGATCTTCCATATATAGCTCATATTTTAAAGATTGTAATTAGAGTGTTTAGAAAGGTAGAGAATAGAGTAATATGTAAATGTAAATGTGCTTGTTATTGTGATGAGGATTGTAAAGATAAACCTATTGATGATAAATGTATGTGTTTAGAGGGTTGTCCTTCATATATTAAAGATAAAGGTAAAGATAAAGGTAAAGATAAAGGTAAAGGTAAAGATAAAGGTAAAGAAATTGTTTATAGATATAAGAAAAGTTATAGGAAAGAACCAAAACTATATGGTGATACATTAATTATAGATTGTTCTTGTGAAGATGTTGAAGATAATGAATGTAAAGGTCAATGTCCTATTATTCATCATAAGGCTAAACATAAACATACTAGAAAGAGGATAAATTACAAAGGTAAAAGACAGGAGGTAAAAATAGCTATGCTGTATGGACATTATTTTCCTGAAATCCAGGTGCCTGATATTACTGAATATGCTATTCGTAATTATGATAAATTACATAGGTATAATGTAAAGAACTGGAATAGAATAGGAGAATATGATAAGAAAAAGGGAAAATTTATTGAAAAGAAAGGTAAAATAGGTCTTCGTTCTATTGATTTGGTTGATTTCTTAGAGAGAAGTAATTTATTGGTTCCTATTCCTGGTGATATTCTACCTATGTTAGAATTAAAGGAGAAAGAGTTAAATGATTACGATAATTATGAGGTAAATGAAAAAGATACAGAATATGCTACTGTTTGTAATGATAAACAGATAAAAGGAGATTGTATTTTCTCTAGAGTATGTAAATTTGATATTGAGACTATTAGAGATTTTAAAAGTGAGGGTGATAAAACAACATCACATTATCCTATTTGTATTAGTGCTAGATACTGTGAATACAAAAGCTGTAATCAGAGTAAAAGGTATATTTGTAAATCTAAAAATGAAGTAGTTAAAATGAATAAATTATCCAAACCTGGTGTTGAGTGTAGTTATTCCTCTGTTAAATCTTTCGTGGTTTCTTATAATAAGAGAGATTTAGGTAAGAATTTAATGGATTGGTTGGAAAAAGAAATAAATGCAAATCATAGTGGATTCCCTATTAAATATAGGACAAAAGATAATAAAGTTTTAGAATACAAAGCCCCATGTTTAATAACAGGACATAACATTACATATGATCTTTTATCTCTTATTCCTTATGTGGATGTAAAACAAGTGATAGAATCTTCTAATAAAGTAAAGAGAATGATTTTTAATTACCAGGGTAGGGAATATTCTACACTTGATAGTAATGCCATTCTTCCTCAGAAATTGGAGAGTTTACCTGGTATGTTTTATCTAAAGACTGAAAAAGCACCTATTGCCTTTAATTTCTATAATAATGAGAATACTATGACAGAAGAACAATTGACTGAAGGATATCAATCGAGAACTACTTCTCTAAGGAAATACAGGAAGTACTTTGATAATGATAAGAAAAGAAAGGAATTTACTAAATGGTTGTGTGATCCTGAGAATGTAGAAAATTATATGATAAATCCTGGTTATAATTCTAAAGGAGAAGTTGTAAGTGGTGAATTTAAGTACATGAAATATATGGTGTATTATTGCGAAAAGGATGTTGAGGTTTTATCTGAGGCAATTGAAGCATTTCGTTTAATATTATTTAAATTACCTGTTGAACCCTATCATAAAGGATTAAAGAATAAAAACGATAAAAACGATAAAAAGCTTACTGATGAAGATTATAGAGAAATGGATAGAAAATTAGGTATAGAAGAGGATGATTTGAGACTAGAACTGTTAAACTTTATCAGTATAAGTGGAATTGCTAATTATTATTTCCAAATTAATGGTTGTTTTATAGGATGTGCTGAGGTACGTGGTAAACTTCAATTGTATTTTAAGAAAGCTCAAGTTGGTGGTAGAACAATGGCGTCTAGATCGATGAAATCTGAGCTAATAAGATCAGGCCCGAAGGGTAGTTGTAAGAAATTATTTGATATAAATGATAATCCTAATATAATGTGGAAATGTATGGAGAAATTAATTAGTCTAGATGTAAACAGTTTATATCCAGCTGCTATGAGTGAATTTGAGGGTTATGTTAAAGGTAAACCTAAAGTAATACCTGGTGAAATGAGAAATGCTGAATTAATGACTAAGGATTATTTCATTTGTCAAGTTAAGATAGTGGATATTAATAAGAAAAGATCTTTCCCTTTATTATCTAATAAGAACAAAGATTCTGTTAGAATATTCAACAATAATATTATCGGTGAAACATTCTATGTTGATAAATACACACTTCAAGACTGTGTTGAATTTCAAGGAATTGAGTATATTGTATTACAAGGTTATTACTTTGATGAAGGTTTTAATAATAAGATCTGTACTCTAATTAGTGATATGTATATTCAAAGACAAAAGTATAAGAATGAAAAAGATGAAAATGGAAAACCTAAACCAAATCCAATTCAAGAAGTTATTAAGTTAATTCTAAATTCTAGTTATGGGAAATTAAGTCAGAAACCTATAACATCTGAAATTAAGATTATATCTAATGGTAAAATGGAGGAATTTCTAATGCATAACCCATCTAATTGGAGTTCCTATATCAACTTAAAAGATAGTAAAGAAAATTATTTGATTAACGTGACTAAAATGATGGGGTCTCAATCTAATTATACTCATTTGGGCTGTCAAGTTTTATCTTATAGTAAACGTATTATGAATAGAATGATGTGTTTATGTGAGGATCTGGGTATTCAAATTTATTACCAAGACACTGATAGTTGTCATTTGAAGAAAAAAGATGTACCTGCTTTATGTGTTAAGTATAAAGAGAAGTATAATAAAGATTTATTAGGGAAGGATTTGGGTTATTTTAGTAATGATTTTAGTGGTACTGTAGACGGTTATTCTGATTATAGTTTATTCTTAGGTAAGAAGATGTATTATGAGAGGATCTACGAGGATGATAAGGATGGTAATCCTGAATTTAAATATCACGTTTGTAAAATGAAGGGTGTTCCTACTGATCAAATTAAGAAGTTCAGAAGAATTATAGATAAAGAAGCTAAACCTCATTTAATCTATAAGAGACTAATGAGAGGAGAACCTGTACTATTCAATTTATTAACCGGAGCTGTTGGTTTCTATAATGGGATGAAAACAAACGACGCTGGTGTTGAAGTACCGGATTTCATCATGCATTCTAATCCTGATTTTAATGGTATTCTCGGTTTTAGAAGAAGAAAGGATTTTAGATACTACACTGTGAAAGATTTTAACCGTATTGTTAGAATTCCAGAAGGATCTAAGATGGGTATTGAAAGAACTATACCATCTGATGAACAAATTCCATGTAATTTGGAATATGTATTTAATGAATTTATCAAATCAAAGGAATCAAAGGAATCAAAGAAATAAATATAAAAAAAACAAACTTAAATGTTTTTTTTCCTACTTATTAATATGTCAAGTACCGCACTTTATGATGTAAATAATAAGAAAACTTATACCAATATAAGAGTTAATGATTTAACTATTGATGGTGAACTTAACCACAGATTTCCTCTTCAAACTAGTGTTCTACCTGTTACTTCATCTATCACTACTGATCCTATTCCAGATATTACTATCAGTCATAAGTATGTAGGACAAATCGTTACATTAGAAATCCCAGCTTTTCCAATCAACGCAAGTGTGGGAGGTGTTCCAGGTAAGATCTTTATTGAAAATTTACCTGTTGGATTAGTCCCTAGAGCAGATGCAAATGGTGTTGCTCAAATAGTACCCGTATCCAATAATACTGGAGTAGGATTAGAAATTACTAGTGGTTTGATGGAAATTACAGAAACTGCACCTGGATCTCAAGTAGGTGTGATTGAATTTACTGCTGATCTTAGTGGAGATGATTTTACAGTTAACGCAGGTGAAGCACGTGGTTTGATTAGAGGAGTTTCTATTAGTTATTTGCCAAAGTATTAAAAAAAACAAATATAAATGTTTTTTCTTTGTATAATAATATGTCAAGTACCGCACTTTATGATGTAGCCCATAAGAAAAGTTATTCTAATATTAGAGTTAATAATTTAACCATTGACGGGGAGATGAAACCAGCTGCAAATGCTGCTATTTATCAAGCAACTATCGAAGGAACTTTACCTATCGATCAAACTAATACTATTGATATTGAATATAGAATTAGTAATGGAGTTGTTTCTTTAAGTATTCCTGATATTGTAGTTACAGACGCAAATGCAAATGCAAATGGATTTATTCGTTTGATTGGTTGTCCAGCAGCTCTTTATCCTAAAGCTCAAATGGATCATGTTGTTATTATTCAAGATGGAGATGGAAGTAGAACAGTTGGTAAATTGACTCATTTTGTTAATGGAGAGATGTCTTTGTTCGCTGGAGTAGGTAATGCAGATGGTTTCACTAAAGTAGGTAATTCAATGGGTAGTGTAGGATATAGTTCTATTAGTTATCTTGGACCTGATGTTGTTTAATTCCTTAAAAAAAAAACAAATATAAATGTTTTTTCATACCTTATTAATATGTCAGCGACTGCTATGTATAAAACAGACACAAAGAAATCTTATGTAAATATAAGAGTAAATGACTTAACCGTAGATGGAAATTATGTTGGACCTGTGCCTGTACCAGTAAATATACCTATTGCTAATTTAGCTAGTGATGGACCTCCAGCCAGATTCATTCATGATGATGGATTTAATGTAGGAAAGAAAGCCATTGAAATCCCTGATTTACAGAATATTGGAGGGGGAGCTCCTGATGGAACATATTTGAGACACAATGCAGGAAGTATTTCATTCGAGAATATTGCCGATAATGAAATTACACCAGGTGCTAATGGTGAAGTATTAACCACTGTCGGAGGATTATCTACTTGGGCTACACCTTCAAGTATAAGTCCTGCTCGTCATATTACTTTAGCACAATCTTTAGGTGATCATACTACTTTATCTGCCGCATTAGCTGCTGCTGTTGCTTTAACTCCAACTGCTGCTAATCCCGTTGAAATTCAATGTTATCCTGGAACTTATTCCTTTGCTAATCCTTTAACTATTCCAAGTTATGTATTACTCACTTCTTTAGCTGATAGTGCAAATAGTATTGTTATATTTTCAGGTACAAATACAGGTACACAAGGTTTTAATTTATCAAATGAATCGGCAGTAGACGGTGTCACTATAACAGGAGTCAAAGAGCCATTAATTGTTTCTTCAGGAATTGCTAGAATTTCTAATATAGTTTCATTGGATAATGGGGGAGCATTCAAAGTAACTTCTGGTGCTATTTTAGTTGCTAAAACTTGTACAGTAAACAATAATTCTACTTTAACACTATCAGGTTTCCAATGTACTAACGGTGCTAAATTATTTGGTAATGATTTGTATGTTAGAAACACAGGAGGAACTATTAACAGAGGATATAGATGTAATGGTGTTGGATCAGTAATGTTCTTAGATAATTGTAATTCTGTTGGTTGTTCTAAAGGTTCTGTTGCTAATAATTCATCTGTTATCAATTACTCAGCAGGTAGAACCATAAATTGTACTTCTATGGCTCATGATTCTAATACCGGATCTACAATTAATCTTATTGCTCATGAAATTGTAGGAACAGGAGACCACATTAATATTGATGGGACAAGCAAGATAACAGCTTCTGCTTGTAATTTAGAGAAAAGTAAAATCATTCAAGCACCAGGAGGACAATTTTTAGCTACTTATTTAGACCCTGTTGCATTCACTTTTACATCAGTACCTGATTTATATTTACAATCTAACCCTGTAACTAACAATACAGAAACAACTGTGTTAACTAGGAATAGTTCTACTTTTAGAGTTGAAGAACGTGATATTAGTACATTGGGTGGATTTGCTTCTGAAATTAGAACAGGGGTTGCTTCAGCTCACAATACAAAGAGCGTTGTTAGTTTCGGTAATAACATATTCACAACTAGTCCTGATATTACATATAATGTAGGTCCTAGATCTTATACTCCTACTCCTGGACAATTATATCAAGTGACTTTAAGATTTTCTGTAACACCTAGTGTTTTAGGAGCAAGTGCACCCGAAATATCTATTGAAGAATATCCTACTATTGGAGCTATAGCTGCATCTAAGTTAAAAATAGGGACAGTAGGCCAACCTGAATATTATGAAATGACATTCCCAGTACCTGGAACAAATCAATTCAGGGTCGAATTTGATCCTAAAGTAGGAGGTAATTATGGTGTTGTCGCTTTTATGATTGAGATTAGAAGAGTTGTTTAAAAAAAACTAAGTTTTTTTATATAAGATATACCCCCTTTTCATGAACTACATAAGAAGGAAATGTAGTTGAAAACATAGCCCATCTAGAAGGTAAATTAAGAAATTTATTTGTTGCTTTATTATCCAGCCCTGCATATCTCTTCATATAACTCTTAATACTATAAGCTGAACCTGAATGTGGATAAAAAACAATCTTTTGACTTTCAGCTAATACCATTCTAGTAGTTTTATAGTTCAAAGCCATATGATTTGTAACCAGTACATATATATTAGGATGTCTTCCTGTTTCTAACATTTCACTTTGTAATGCATGAACACACTCAAACAAGGGTTTATTTGTATTCTCTAAACTAGAAATATCATCAAACAATACTAAAGAGTTATCTGGGAAGTCACTCATCTCCATTGGATTTTCTACAAATTCATCATTTAAAGGTATTCTGTTGAATTTTACTCCTGAATCATCTAAACTAGGATCACAAGTCAATCTACTAATCACAAAGATTTTACTTTCAGGGAACATTTTCTGGAAGTTTCTCATATAAATTGCACATAAATAGGACTTACCTGAGCCGGAAGGTCCCGTAAATAAAACACACTCTCTTTTCAAAGAAGGTAAGAACTCCATACATCCTTGATCTATATTGATTTCTCTATGATTAGCGTCTTTACTTATTTCCTTCAATCTCTTCTTCATCTTCTTTTTCTTAGCTTCGTCTTTTAAAGCCTTTATTCCACCGAATTCTTTTAATATATCGTCTTCCGATATTATGTGATAAGGGTCATTTCTGATACGTTTGTCATTAATTAACTCTAATAACTCCTCTTTCGTTATTGAATCAGGCTTACTTTCTGTTGTTTTATCATGTCCCTCTAATAACTTAATAAGTTTAATTTTATCATTATGTCTGACTCCAGCAATAGGTCTCCCTTTCATCAAATTCAACATTTGTAATGTAAACTTTTTTCTTTTTTATGAAAAATACGAAGAAAGTAACATATTTTTTTTAAAAAAGAATATAATTCCATTTAAATAATTTAACCTGGATATGAAATGTCTACTAAAGAAAGTCACGAACAAGATACTGTGAAATATTTGGAATGTACTATTAGAAACAATAATGATACTATTCTTAAAGTAGCCGATTTTAACCAATCACTTACTGCACCTTTAATTGAGAAAGCGAGTGATTACTATGTTCTAATTCAAAGTTTCAATATAGATAGAATATCTTTACCTATCTTTACTTACCAAAATAACTTTGTTATTACTTTTGAAAGAGGAGGGGACTTTACAATCAATGTTCCTTTTATCAATAGAGGAGGAGTGACTAATGGAGTATATTATGTAAATCAATTGGTACAGATGTTGAATGCGGCTTTAACGGCAGGTCATACAGCATCAGGTGCATCTGGTACAATAGGAAATGATCCTCCTTTCATATATTATAATCCAGATGTATCTAATAAGTTTACTTTATATATTCCAACAGGATATAATGCTGATATTTATTTTAACGAATCATTAGCTGATCTATTTGCTTTTGAATCAGAGTTTCTTGGTTATAATTTAGTTAAATCATATAGAATTATTAATAGATTGGATCAGTTCAATGCAAATACTATATCTGGAACTGAATACAATGAAATGGAAAATCAAGAAGATACTTTATGGAGATTAAGTGATGTAAGAGGACTAATCATCACAACAAATACATTACCTATTACAAAAGAAATAATCAGTTTTGAAGATCAACAATCTAATTATATATCTACGAATGTATTACAGAGATTCTTCCAACTCATCGATGTAGGTGAAGGAGTTCAATCTATACCATTTGAATATGTAAGTCAATATGATAATTACTTAGTTGATTTAATTAGTCCTAATGCTTTAACTAATATTGGTTTTACTATCAATGTTTTATACAAAGATGATAGAATACTTCCTTTGTTGTTAGAACCAGGAGAAGAAGCTAGTATTAAATTAAAATTCATCAAGAAGGCATTTTACTTCGAGCGTGATGTACATAATAATAAGATAACTCCTACTATTGGAATGAAGCAATTGAAACATCGTCCTTAAAAAAACTTAGTTTTTTTATCACTTCATCATCTTTATCAAATTATTAAGTACTTTATCATCTATTTTAGGTACAGTTTTATATTCAGGTTTAGACTTAAACTTAGATTTAGATTTAGATTTAGATTTAGATTTAGATTTAGATTTAGATTTAGATTTAGATTTAGATTTAGATTTAGACTTTGTTTTTAATCCTGTACCAGATAATTTTATTCTTTGCACAGTATGTGGAGGTAATTCTTCGGCTGGTATATCTAGATAATTTACTATTTTATTTATCAACGTCTGTTTTTCTGTATTCGCTGATTTATTTAAAGGCATTAAACCCATCTTAGCTACTATCCTTCTTAAACTATCTTTATTTATACCAGAAGTATCTCTTGGAATAATCAATCTACTTGGATCTAAGTTAGCTACAATATCTTGTAAATCACCTTTAAACACTATAGAATCAAAATCAAGAGATGTGTTTACTTTACGTTTAGAGAATATATCCCTATATTTCTTTTGATCTAATACATCTTTATCTAATTCTTCATCAGATTCTTCATCTATTTTTTCTTCTTTCTTCTCTTCCTCTTTAACTGTCAAACCTAATAAACTACTAAAGAAACCAGTTTGTTTAGGTTTACTATTAGGTTTATCTGATTCAACGGCTACTTTTAAAGGTTTAGAATTATCCATTTGAGCTTTTCTAACTTGTTCTTTCATTATCTTCTTTTCCTTCTTTTCTTCAGTTCTTCTTTCTAATTCATGTTCCTCAAACTCTCTTCTTTCAGATTCTTTTCTTAACTGTTCCTCTCTCTCAGCTAATTTATCCTCTAAAAATTTCAACTGAGCACGTAAGTCTAATCTCTTTTGTCTTTCAGCTTTTTCTTTATTCTTTCTCGATTCCTCCAATAAAGCTAATCTCTCTTCTTTCTCTTTCAACTTATTTTCTATCTCACGTTTTGATTCTAAATCTTCCATTAATACAGATATTGCTTCATTAGCTTGATCTACCTCAAATATAGCCTTATCTCTACTTAACAATAACTTTTCTATCTCAGCTTCCATTTCAGATAACTTATCTTCATTCTCTTTCTCTAATATCTTTAGAGCTTGAACACTGACAGTTTCATTATCAGGATCTGGTTTCATACTTTCTAATTTAGCAGCTTGTTTCTGTAATAGATTCTTATCTTCTTTTAATTTGTTAATTTTACCATTCAACTCATCAATGATGATAGCTGACTTAGCTAATTCATCCTTTGTTATTTCTAAGTCATCTTCTAATCTAGATTTCAAATTACTCATCTCTTCTAATTTAGATAATGAATCATCTAGCTCTACTGATTCTATATCACTAACATCTACAGGTTCAGAAATAGAAGGTTCCTGTTTAAAACTAGGTCTACGTCTTGGTTTGGGTCTTATTTTCTTAGGTCTAGATCTACTTTGTTCTAATTTAATTGGATTAATAATATCTTCTAATTTTTCTATTACAGCTTCAGGTTGCTCTTCTTTATTTTCAGTACTTTCTATTTCAGAAATATGACCACGTGATACTTCAGATACAGGTTTTATCTCTTCAGGAAAAGTAGTCAAATCAGGTAATTCAACAGGGATCTCAATAGGAGGTAATGAAGGATGAGTTACAGGTTTAGGTTTTTCTATTTCGGCTAGTTTATCCATTATTCTTTGATTCAACTTCTGTTGTTGTAATTGTGATTTAATTCTAAGCTCTTCTTCTTGTTTTTTCCTATTTTCCATTTTACGTTTCTCTCTTTCAATATCTTCTCTATTTGTTCTTTCCAACCATTGTTCAACCATAAGAGGAGTAACACCTAGATTAGATTTAATGTTTATTACAGGTCTTCTACCCGATTCTTCTATATTTTCTCTAACCAATCTTTCTTCTTGACTCAACAATGAATCATCTTTAGGAAGTACTTTAGTTGGTGCTTTAGTAAGAGGAGATGCAAGTATTTTCCTTAGACGTTCTATTTCTAATCTTAATTCTTCTTCTTTTGTATGTAATTTAGATTTAGATTTAGATTTAGATTTAGATTTAGATTTAGATTTAGATTTAGACTTATATTTCGGTTCTACTTTTTTTTGAGTTTCTCACTAGATCTCATACTTGACATCTTGTTACTGATCTTTGATTTAAGTTTTTCCTTTTCCTCTTCCTTGATATTTTTAAGTTTAATCTTTCTTAACATATCTTTATCTCCTTTCAAGAAATCATCTTGGATATACATCATTAAAAGGAAATCCTCGAATTTCTTAAATCCACCCATAGCCTCGATATAATCTAAGAATTTCTTTGTTCTCTTAACATTATTATTAGTTTGTTTTACTTTCTTCCATAACATAGATTTCATTTCTGTTTTAGTAAAAGGAGCCTTTCCTCTATATTTCTTATATGAAGGATTATCCATTACTACTTTATTAAATTTCTTGTATGAATCTAATCCACTAGCTATCATCGGGTTATCCAACGAAATAGTAGTAAGAATAGGACCTGCACTTTCAGCTAAATATTCAATCGTTTCGTTATTAGAGTCGTTTACAAATTCGTATAACTTCTTCTTATGCATGTTTAACTCAACCATTTGTTATCCACACAAAAAGATCTAAGGTAAAATACAACTTATGTATTTTTGTTTTTTTAGAGAGTTGATTTAAAGTCTATCATACAAAGAATCTTTCATCTTTTTCTTAGATGCTAATTTACCTCCTTTGTTTAATCTTGGTTGAGAAGCAGAGAATAAACCTGATCCCATCAATCCATTAGCAATATAAGTTGCTTCATCTACATCATAACCTAAACCGACTAAAGCCTTTACTCTAGGTGCAAGAGCTCCTAAAATATCACTTCCTAAGTCTTTTGCAGCTGCTGTACCTAAAGAAATCGCCTTCTTCCCGATATCAGATTCAGAGAATTGTTTACCTTTTTTAAGCGCTTGTTTTGCAAAATGAGTAATACGCTTACCGAAAGATCCTCCTTCTAATTCTTCTGGTTGAACTAGAGTATTATATATATGTATTTTATCAGCTTGTTCCGGTGAAACAATACCTTGAGTAAGACTGACTTGTTGATCTTGTACTTTCATGATACCAGAGAATACAGGTACAATAACTAAAGTATATCCAAAATCTTGAGATCCAATATTCTTAACACCTACTTTACAAGCAAACTGGAAAGATCCAAGTTCGGAAGTCATAGTTCCACTGTTCAATGAAATATCTTTAGCGAAATCAAGACATAAAACAGATCCAGTGTATTTAGTCCATTGAGACCAAGACATATTTAAACCATTCTGTCTACTCATCTCATATAAATCATGTTCGGATGCAGAGGCAAGAAGACCTGATTTAGAATCGAAATCAACTGAAAGAGAGTTAATATTAAGATAAGTATCTGTCTTTTCAACCCCTCTACTTACATCAGATCTCTTACAGAAAACATAGATTCTCTGAGGAACAGATCCCAATTGTATATTATTTGCTTGAAGACTGTCAGATGCACCAGCTGCAAGAACTCCAGATTGACTGAAATATCTCTCAACATGTTCATAAGCGTATTCATTAATAGGACCAGGACGATCCATGAGTTTAGGTTGATAAATAGTTAAATGGAGGGTTGGTTTAACAAGAATAGGATCAGTGAATGAAATAGAACTAGTTGCAAAAGCACTAGTAGAAGCAACATCACGAGACCACATTCTACTTACAAGATCTGGGAAGAAATTTAAGACTAAATTAATAGTTTGAATATCCGTTAATCCCTTAGATGCACACTCATCCCAGGCAAGAGGACTGATAGTAATAGGAGACACCATCTTAACTCTAAATCGTGCTTCATTTTGATTATTAACAATCTGAGCTATACCTCCGAAAGCACCTCTAAGAGTTTCATATCCATTCTCAAATCTTCCCAAAGCGTTCTTTGCAGCTCCAAAAGTAATATAATCATTATATTCTTGAAAGAAATCTTGGAAGTTAGGTGCTGAACTAAACAAACCTTCACTTTCTTCCTTAGAATGATATCTAAACAAAGGTTCAACATAATCACCAAGTGGTTCTGTAACAGAAACACCATTTAATTGTAGATTTACGTTAGAAATAGCTTGAAGAAGACCATTCCATCTAGGAGCATCTGCTGTTCCAATTTGTACAAGTTGAACTGCGGGATCTCCTGTATTACCTGTTGCACTCAATAGAAACTCAAGTTCAACAAAGAAACGTCTATCAGTAACATTACCAATTGAAGGTAGTGTAATGTTAGACCAAGAAATACTTGATTCTGACACTGAATTTGCTGTATATACTCTCTTAGTAACTGATTCGGCTCCTGAGTTAGTACCGAATTTCATTTGATCTTTTGTAGCAAGGATTCTATCTAATGTTCTTACGATTGGTATGGACATATTAATGATACGAATAAAAAAGTTTATAGTAAAAAAAATGTTTTTTAAAAGGTTTTCTCATTCCTACTTCTAAATCTAGAGTAACCAGTATTCATATGACCTCCCATTAATTTACCAGATGAATATCCATCCTTAAGTTTCTTATTAGTAACAGTAGTAACGAAATTATCTAGAGAATCATACTCACAATCCATATATTTTTCTACATACTCTTGGATATTCTCTAGAGTATCACTATTAGCCACATTTAAATACCAACCTACCCATCTACCACATGTATTTATTCCTCTTTCCATACTCTGTAATGGTCTATTTAAATAATGTACATCTCCTTTATATTTAACTAATAATTTAAGTAAATGTTTCTCATCTTGCCCTGAGCATGAAAGGAAAGGATCATCTATGAAATTAAGTTGATCATCCATAAAAGTACCATACGGATCAAAATAGTTAATCCTATTCCGATGTTTATCATGATACATTCCTACCCAATGTCCTACATTATCAGAAGTCTCATACAATAAAACACATCTGTTATTTATAAACATATCTTCTACTTTATCAATCTTAGGAATATCTCTAAATCGTACTACATTTGTTGGTTTATCAATTATACAACGAACTTCATCTGTATTCAAAGGATAATTCATTTTTGTATACTTCATTTATATACTAATTAAAAAACTAAATATAGTTTTTTATAGTACATGCCATCTATCATCTGTTATGGAATATCTATAAGTATTAGAAATAAGAACTAAGTTCGTTTCATAACATATAAGATCAAGAGTATATTGATAACTCAATCTTGGTTCTGTTTTCTTTTTATAATCGAAATATTCTTGAGCTGCTTCTAGATCATTAACAGCAAAGAAAATAAAAGAGGAAGTATCATTAACAGTATTCGTACTAATAGTATATAACATGGTATTATATATCTGATATTTTCTTTTTATCGTAAAAATGGGTAGCATTGTCTCTTGTTGCTTTTGGTTCTTTATAACAACTACTAGATAAGAAATACACATCTCCTACTTTAACCCACATTCTTTCCTTTCTAATCATCTTCTCAAATTTACGAAGATTCCTTTCATACTTATTATCAGGTTTAAGATAATGTTCTCCTTCGCTTATCTTAACCATAATATCATATAATTTTGCTTTCTTTACTCCAGATGAAGGAATACCATATGATTTAACTATTTTTTTCATCTCATTATGAGTATAAAATTCAAATTCACTATTCTTACTGCGACTATAAGGTGTACATTTCTTTATATCGAAGTCCATCTTATTAATATTAAATAATTTTTGTTTTTACTTTAATTATTTTATTTTTATTTTTTTTTTTATTTCT